GGCGGTATGCCTGACGAGTATTCTGTGGTCGTTGCGGCTTGTATCATTTAGCATAGCGCCGATTGCGAAGGCGTTGCCTGCCGGGTCTCTCCAGGCAAGAACGCTCGACGCGCCAGTATCGGCGACAAAATTTTTATAAACAGATGCAGCGCCCCCCGTAGTGTTTATCCACTGCCCACCCATATTCGCCAGTTTTAATCGCCCGGTCATGGTATCGCCGGACTTAAGAACTCTTTTATCTACATCTGCATCCGTCGCGACTCTCGTCCAATCGCTAAAGACGTTCGAGTTATCCCGTGCGTTACGAAACCACATATTGCCCGTCGCGCCTGTTACACCTCTCCACTCCACCAGTATTTGCGTTACATCATAGCTGGCTCCTTTAAAAGACCATACCGTGCCGTAAGCGCACGGATAGCCATTGGTTCCGTAAACTCTCCCAAATGACAATTTTTCCGGCCAATCGTTTGGCAGGCCGGAAGATGGTATCGTCATATACGGCACACCAAGATCATCTTTGCCGGCAAATTCACGCCAGCCGCTCCATGTGTCACGATTGCACGTTTTAATAAGCAGCCGATTACTCGAACTGTCTATCGGCATGGCAAGCAAGGTGACATATTTTCTGGAATCATTATGTGTCATACCGATATAACGCCACCATTTGGCATCCGGCGCGTTTGTAATGTTGACACCTAGGCCATACACCATAATATCCGTGCTTGCCGGCATCCAATCGTGTATATCAGTGGTCAGCGGACGGTTTTGCAACCTGGTATCACCATCGTCAACATAAGCCTTATTAGCTATTTCCGCCCAGTCGCTCCAGATGCCGCTTTTCAGCGTGCGAAAAAATAAATCTTTATTACTCGTTGAATAATATGTAGCGAGCTGTACACATGCCGATGCTGTCGCGTTGAATACAAACGCCGCCCAACGCGTTGATTGAGTAGTCGGGGCGTGTGTATTACCGTTGACGATATAAAACCCATTCTCGACACAATCGTTAAAATCAGTCGCCGGGATGGATGCTTTTGTGAGCAGCAATTCTATTTGAGCTTTGAGCCATGCTGTTCGGTTCGCAAGCTGGCGCGGCGCGATATTGTCAGGACCATCTTCTCCGCCGAGTACCGGGTCTGTCAGCTCAAGCATCCGGATATATTCTTCCCATACTGGCGTTTCATTTAAATAAGCCATAAATTCTCCTTAAAAAGATATAGTCCAGGTTCCGGCAAGGCTTATATCAGGCTCTTTGGCGATGGCGGCGCGCGTTTTGCGCGCGAACAACGTACCGTCGGAGCAGAACAGGCCGAATTCCGTAATTGTTTTGCCGTTAGCTTCTGATCCTGCCAGCGACCAGGCAAACTGCGCCTGTTCCGGCGTGGGACAGCCCGCGCCGTCTATGGATTTTATAAAGGGGTCTGTCAGCGCTGAATCCTCCGGCGTCGGCGGCGTTACGGAGACGCCGAACCCTATTCTTGCGATCGCCTTTCCCGCGACGTCGCCTGCCATCAGCGCGGCGACGGCTGATCTGCCGGCCGCAAGCACCATGTTCCGGTCTTCCCAGGTGTCAACGAGTATCCCGTTTTTGAAGACCATCACCTTCAGGCTTCCTTTCACCTTAACTTCGTCGTTTTCTTTCATGTTTCCTCGTTAAGCCTGTATCACGTTTACATCCAGACGGTCTGAGTCGCCGCCGCCGCCGCCATCGTGTAGAATCGTCCGATTGTATTTTAATGAGCCGTTGTGTCGCGCGCCGAAGACCGCGGAGTCGAGCATGTCTAAACCTGCCGTTGCCGTAATACCAACATCGGCTATTGAAACGTCGTCGGTGACAGCTACCACGTGCCGGACAGTGCGCAAATGGCGCGACACCGGTTTGGCGTTGTGTATCACTCGCAGCAAAAGCGCTATTGAAGCCGGTGAGATGCCGTCGGTTTCTCTAATATCCACTTCGAGATCAAACTCGGCCCAATGCGCGCCGGCAGGCGACTCAGTTAGCAGCGCGTCGGCATACCCGGACGCTTTGAGAGCTTCCCTTACCGCCCAGACGGTGCCGGCCCGGCGGCGCAGCGAGATACTGAACGCAATGACGCGCCGCTTGGTTTCAGCGCTCCACCCGGCGTCCCACACGTCCACGTCCAGCGCCCATGCCAGCCACGGCAGCAAATCTTCCGGGCATTCCCAGGGATTCCACAGTGTATCTATGCCAAGCGCCGTTTCGGGCAGTCCCAGGCGCGCTGTCGCTATTGAGAGCGCGCGTTCTTCCGGCGTCGCGTTCGGCGGTAAAAGGTCAGTCATCGCCGCCTCCCAGCGCCAGCGTTACCGACTCGCACCAGGGCGCTTCGCCGTGGCTGCAAACGACGTCTTCAACCGGTGCGGTCATGTTGACAGTGAGCACTCCCGGCCGGTGCAGCGCCGCGTACAGGCCGGATATCGCCACGCCGTACCCCAGCATATGCACCGAGGCGACGTATTCCATTACAGCGGCCTCGGCGGCGGCCAGTATCACTTTTGCGTCCGCCCCCTGCCCAACCCACAAAGTCGCCTCAACGGAGTAATTAATGATCCGGGCGGGAACGACAGTTACGGTGTCGCATAGCGGCCGCACCTTTTCAGCCGTCAGCGCCGACTCCACTTTTTCAAGCAGTTTCGGCGACGGCACGCCGTCATCAACCGCCGAAAGTACCGCTACCTGCACATGTCCAGGTACAGGCGATGATACCCCGGCGGATTTCACGTCAGCGTGCGCTGATAGAGCGAAAAACTCGTATGCCTTGACGCTGCCGGCGCAGCTCCAGCCGTACGGCGCCAGTAATACCCGCGCGCGGAGCCTTTCGTCTGACTCCATCACAGCCGGGATGCGGTTGCCTCTTTCGTCATTATATTCCGGCGTTACAACCATCCGCGTCACGCCGTAAAGCGCCGCCAAATGGTCGAGGTCGCTCCCGCGGGCAAACGCGAGCATAACCGCGCGCGAAGCGTCATTTACACGCTGCCGGAGCAGCAGTTCGCGCCATGCGCACACTTCCAGTATTTTGTATGCCGGGTCCGACTCCAAAAGCGCGTCGAAAGCCGGCGCGCGAAGCCGCAAATCCGCCAGCATCCCGGCAAGGATGGATTCGTAATCCAGCGCTTGCACTACATTCGGCGGCGCTATTTGCGACAAATCAATGATCCTGAAATCGTCCATCATATCCGTATTCCTTCCAGGCGCACCGGCTGACCATTTAATAAGTAGCGCCCCTCAACCGTGACGCATATTTCTCCCGTCGCCGGATCAGACACGGCCGCGGATACAGCCGTCACATCAAGGCGCGGTTCCCACTTTGCCAGCGCGTCGATTGTTGCGGCATACATCTCCATTCGCAGTTCCGGCGTAAGCGGGCGGTCAACAAGGCTAAACAGCGTCGAGCCGTAATCGCGGCGCATTATCCTTGACCCTAAGGGGGTAGTAAGGATGTCGCGTACCGACTGCTTCAGGTGTTCCAGCCCGCCTATCGGCTTTCCCGACCGCGCGTCTATCCCGATCATTTTTTCCCCTTGGGCGTTTCCGCCTCGACGTCGCATTGGTACCCGGAGTTATCAAGCCGATGCGTTACGGATGTTATGAGCCACTCGCCGTTTACCCCGGCGCGCGCGCCCGTCACCGTGAGCGTCGCCTCGGCCATCAGCGCCGCAGAGCCGGGACATGCCAGCGTCAGCTTGCTGAGGCCGCGGTCGAAAGCCGCAAGCTGCGCTTCCGCCGCCTTTTTCGCGGCGTCGCCGGACGCGTATTTGCGGCTTATCGTGTAAACCGGCTCGCCGTCCCCTGCTTTGACTGTTTCTTCCGACGCTTTAAAAGTGTCGTACCAGCGCGCGACGACGGCCTGGTATTTGCCGCGTTCCGCCTGCGTGACCTCGTAGCGCGTCAATTGCCCGGCCGTCAGCGCCGCCGCCGTCAGTTCTTCGCCCGACACGCTCTTTGCTTCGCCGCGCGGCGCAAAGACAAACGCGCGTCCGGCGGGTTTTGCGACGGCGCCGCGATCTTCCGCGAGGCGCGTCAGAAAGTGCATGTCGCTTTCGTCAACCTGGTCGATGTGCTCTACCGCCTCGCCGCCGAGGGCGTCTTCAATCCTGGGTTCGTATCCGTGTTCGCCCGCGATTGCCGACACAATGTCGCCTATCGTCGTATCGTCCCATGCGCGTGTCCGCTTTGATTTCATGCTCTTTCGCATGTCGGCGGCCTTGGCGCGTATCGTCATCGTCGCCGGCGGCGCGCCAATCGCCGTTTCATCGACAATGTAGAGTCCCATGCGCGCCAGCCCCGTTTCCTTATATCCGATGGATACGTCCAGTTCCGCGCCGGTGCGCGGTATCGCTATCGACCCGTCGCGGTCGTCGAGCGTGATTTCAAGAGTGTCGCTGTCCCAGCCCGCGGAATCGGAAACAGACAGCGACAAAAGGCGCGCCCGTATGGCGTCGGTTATATCCTTACTGTCCGCTGAAACCCGAAAATCCGGCGTCATTACGTCACTCCCAAAGCCTTATCATTTTCAACTGCGGCGCGGGCGGCATGTCCGGCAGAACTATTTCCAGCCCGGCGGCGTAAACTGATCCGCGCGCGGCAAGGCCGGGGTTTGCTTCCAGCACAAATTCCACGGCTTCCCGCCCGTAATGCTTCCAGCAAATCCAGTCAAGCGTATCGCCGTCGGTTGTTCTATATGTCGTCATCGCCGTACGCCTCGAGAGACAGCCGGAAGTCGATTTTGCGCGGCGTGCCGTTGGCAAAAAATATCTTCCGCGTTTCCTCTACCCGCTCAATGCACCAGAGTCCCCAGTTCCTGCCGTGCCCGTCAACGAGGCGCAGCGGCTTGCC